AACATCCATTGTGACATTTTAGAACCCCAAGGAACTTCATGCGATTTAGTATGAGACATTAATTCTTGTGGGGGATGATTAATAAAAATATTTCTTTTGAATTCCATTTCATTATCTTCAGAATCAGAAAATATATTATCTAGTATTGCTCTTTTTTTATTCATCTAAAAAATCCTCTATTCTTTCTTGTCTAGCTTCTCGTATTTGTTCACGCTTAATACGATAAGCTATTTTATCAGTTGGTAATCTAAAAAAATTATGCATAAACCTTTCAGGTCTTTCTTTAGTTTTTTTAGCAGCATAAATCAACCTACCTCCTGGGTACATTGTATGGACAGTATAATCAGAAAACTTTTCCCAATCACCTTGCAATAACTCAACGAATGTTTGTGGGAACCTTGCAATAGGTGGTAGAACAATTTGCAATGGAGCTATAGATCTGGGAAGTGTACCATAGAAAGCTCTATCTCTTTCTTTCTTATCTCCAAATAAAAGATCAGATAAATCTTGCATCCAATCCCAAGGTGGAGGAGTAGCTACATCAAACAATGAATACATAAATGCGCCACCTAATGCAGCACTAAATAAATCAGTTAAAAATAAATCTTTAAATCTTTTATACTGATCTGTGCCTTCTTTAAATCCATACGCTTTAGCTTGTCTATAAAATTCTTTTCTAGTTCTTACAGACTGAAAAGCAAACAACTTAAAACGACTTAATACTTTACCAGTTGATGTACTCATAAACGCAGGTCTAAAACTATTATGATATAAAAATTGAGTAGCTTCTATTCCTCTTAATCCAGCATCAAATATAAAAGGATCATTTAAATCAGTATGTAATCCTCTGGATCCAAGTCTTTCTTTAGCTTTTAGGGCATGGGCTAGAAAGGCATCGATACGATTTTGCCTTTCTGAAAAACTCATAAAAAATCCACCAGCACGTAACATTTTTTCTTTCATTCCATATCGTTCAGTAAGCTGTAAAATACTTTCGTCTCTATCTCCTCGTTTAGTACTAGCTTTTAAATCTTTTATAAAGTTCTTACTGTTCTTACCTAATTGAGATATATTAGTTTTTAAATCGCTATTGTAATCAAATTCATTTTGTATATAAGCATCAATAACTCCCTTTTCACCAATCCAAGTAAGGAGATCTTTCCTAGTCTTAACTGGATTACCATTCTTAAATTTTAATGTAAACTCTCCTTTTGCATTGGTAAGTAACCTATCTATAATTACTTTATTGCTTTTACTATCAATTAAATGCTTCATACCTGCACTACCTATAGTCATAGTAGCACCACCATATAAATTAGTCATCATAGAACCTGTATTAGCTAAAAGAGTTAATAGGTTGTATTTAGCTTCCATAGTACCTAAATCATGCAACCTTCTTACTAAGTAATCTCTTCTAGCTTTTGGATCTTCTGGTGCGTTACGAAGATAAGGCATCTTATTAAACTTACCTGTTTGATATAGTTTTTCTAAAGCAGATGTCATAGCGTAATCAGATGTAAGATAATATGGATTGTTCTTTAACTGTAAAGGATCTCCTTTTTTCATAGACTTTATAATTCTATTAGTTAGCAAAGAAGGATGTCCTAATCCATTTTTCATGTATATATAAAGAAAATCACTCCATACATCTGTATTATCTTTGTATCCTGCTTTTTTTAATGCAGCTAATTGTTTAGCATTACTAGTATTTAATGCAGTATTATTATTCTTAAAATCTTGTATTCTATTATTACCGTATGTAGCTATTAAATTATTATAATAACTACGAACAACTTGACTCCTGTAAGTATCCACAACCTCTGGTCTAATATCATACCCATCTATAAATTCTTGACCACGTTGTAAAAGATTTCTAGGCTTATTTTTATAACCTACATCTTTATAATTCTTACCTGATAATTCATAAGCAATATTTAAAAAGTTATCTTCAACTCTAGCACTATTATTATTAGTATTTTCTTTATACTGAAATAATAACTCATACTTATCTTTACCTTCTTTTACTAATTTATCAATACTTGCGTTCATCTTTCTTTGCGCAGCTTCATTGTAACCATAATTAGTTCTAGGGAAATATTTACTTTGATCAATAAAATTAAAAGCAAAATCTTCAAATTTATTTTTCTGTCGATAAGCTATTCTAGCTGCTGCAGTTTTTGATTTAATATTACTTTCTAGTAATGTTTCATATTGATATCTTAGAACAGATTCAATACCAACTACATTTGCTTTCTTAGCAATTACTACAGGTTTTAATACTGTATCTTCAAATAATTTTTTATCAAATTTACCATCTTTAGTAAAACGTATATTATCATTTAGTTTTATTGCTTTATCAAATTTAAGAAGACTATCTATTTCTTTTTTAAATTCTATTCGTTTACCAGACTTATCATATGTATAAATATATTTACCAATCTCATTCATTAATGTTGTAAATTTTTTATTATACTCTTCAACTAATTGCTCACCTGTTCTACCTTTAATATTTTTAGTTAAAAACTTTTTAGCAGCATTAGAAATATTAGCTTGTTCTGGATTTCTAATTTTAGATATATGCTCAAAGATATATTGTTTATCATTAATATCTAAACCGTACTTATCAAAATCTAATATTTTTCTATTTTGTTCAGATATCTTAGAGCTATCTGCGTTTTGCAATCTAGTTGCAGATCTAAAATATTCTCTCATTGCTTCTAATGGACTCATATACCTAGATACTTGTTTCTTTACTAAACCTTTAGCAGTATCTACATTTGTAATGTATCCTTCATATTTCTGTATTGTTTTCTGTAGTTCCTTTTCACTAATAGTTCTAGGATCTATTAACCAGTTAACATATTTAAATCTACCTTTAGCACCTTTTTCTCCATAAGAAAAATAATCATTTAATGCTCTTACATCATTCATATCAATAAGTGAAAGATCTTTTGCTCTTCCTTGTCTAGCAGTAAAATCAATAAAGAATTCATTAAGACTATCTACTTGTGGATTGTTCTTTAAATGGTCTCTTAATATTTTTAAATCTTTATAATCAGTATCTTTTATTGCTATAACATCTAAATCTTCTACTTTAAACTTATTACCTTTAATTGTTTTACCAATTTTATTAGTATTAGAAACCATCTTATCCATATCTAATACAAGCTTTCTGCTGTCCGCAGTAATTGGTTGTAAAAATTCTTTAGGCATTTTTGTATCAATTTGTTCAGGAACTTTATCATATATTTCTTGCATCTTATCCATAAGCTGCTTTTTAGAATAATCTGATATTTTTTCAGAACCAAACATTTGATTATGTGTTCTGCTAAAATTAGCACCTTTAGGATTGTATGGATTTAATAATGCTATTTCGTAAAAATTTAATAAAGCACTTTTTGCTTCTGGCTTTAATCTGTTTTGATTTGCAAATTTAATTAACTTTTTCTTATCAGAATTTATTCTCATACCTAAATCTTCAATACTAAATGACTTATTAGTATCAGCATCTTTAGTAGCTTCAAACGTATATCTTGATAATTCTCTAGCTTTATTATAAGTTTGAGTTAATACCTTTTTAATATCAGGTATGTTATTTCTTTTATTCTCAGAAAATCCTCTATATACATTTAGCCCTTTATCTACAAGTAATTCATATGATGCTGTTTTAGTTAAGTTTGTACCTATATCAGATAAAATATCATTACTAGATTGCAATCTATTAATTGGTAGCTCTGCAATTCCTAAAAAATCTTTTAAAAAAGTTTGTTCCTGTTTACTTGGTGTAAAACTTTCTATACTCTTTTTTAAATTAATATTTATATCTTTTGCTGATTCAAGATTTCTTATATCTGTAAATATATCTTCATTTAAAGCTTTTTTAAATTGCCTTCCTGCTGCACCAAAAAATTCTTGGTTGCTATATTTATCAGACATATCAATTAAATTTTGATATTTTTTATATTTCTGATTAAAAGGATTGGTTTTAAACATACTAAAAAATGCTTGATTAGATTTAAAATTTGGATTTCTAAGCATTGCTTCTAATTTTACTTTAGCTCCATTTTTTTCTATAATAAATAAATCATTAAATAATCTATTTTTAATTTCATTTGAATTATTAATCTTTACATATTTTGTACTATCATTATTTACATTTATACTTCCATAAACATTTTCTACAAATTTCTTAAAACCATCTTTTTTTAACTTTAATTTTATACCTTGACCTAAGTCTACTACTCCTTTATTATTTAAAGCTCTTGAATACAATTCAAATAAAGAATCTCTAGTAGCAATAACACCACCTCTTTGATCGGCTCCTTGCCTACCCGTTTGGTAAGCCCTTAATCTATCAATAGGACTAAACTTAGAATATACAGGCAACTTTTCACTCGTTGAAAACCTAGACATAATTTCTTCTTCTTTATATTCTTTACGCTCATTACGTAACTTTTTAACTTCTCTTATATGATTTCTTTCTCCACCTTGTATAATAAATGCTGAGTCTGCATCTTTGTCTGCGCCACCAAGATATCTATCTTCGAGTTTGTTGGTTGTAATTCCAGCTCCTTTATGCTGCGTAAATCCTTTAAATTTAACTGCACGTATTCCGCTAAGAGAATCAGCAGGAACACGTATAATGAGAAGATCAAGAGCATTGTCAAGTTTAGTACTAAGTTCTTTAACTTTATTTTTGCCCAATAATTGAAGTTTATTAAACTGTTCTGGAGTTCCAGATTGCTGCGATATCTTATATAAATTCCATAAATGACCAAGCGTAGTTTCTCCATCTTGGTTTATTCCTCTTTTTAATGAGTTTAAATCTTTAACTTGCTCAGCAGTAAGATCTATTTTTACTGGCATCCTTTTATGACCTGCATCTAAAAGAACCTCACCTCCCCTTACAGGTCTTTTATTAATCATATCTGCTCCATCAAAAACATCTTTCGTTACAGGATTAAGCCATCCTTTTCCACCATACTGCCAAAAAGGCGTAGTAATTCTTTTAATTGTATATTTTCTTATTGAATTTAAATAGTCTCCACTTATTTTTTCAAAAAAAGTATAAGGAGCATACTTACCTCCTGCAAGTCCAGATAAGTTTGAAACAGAATCTTGAAAAAAAGAATGTGACTTACTACCATCAAAATTAAAAGATTCTAATTGCTTATCATTCAATCCATCAACCTTTTGTAAGGCACGTCTAAATACATTACTATCTGAGGTTGACTTACCTAATTGTTTAATTATAAAAGATAAAGGCATTTTATCTAAATTATTAAAATCTTTATTTAAATATTCCTCTATAGGTTTAATATCGTTAGTTTTATTAAAATCCTCTATAAGCTTTTTAGTTTCTCTAGTCCCTTGTAAATCTTTATAATAATGATCTATAAAATTTTGCAATGTCTTAGGAGATTGTTTATCATTTAATGTAATAAAAAATTGTCTTGGTATATTAATTCCTTTAGTACCTCTGTATACATCTTCATAAGTAGAAGGATTTATTCTTAATGACTCTATAGCAACTTTTTGTATATTAGCATTTCCTTCTAAAACATAATTACCATTTTCATATCTAAATGAAGTAGGTTCTGTATTCCCTTTTATTTTATTTGCAGAATCAAATACTACAAAATCTAAATTATTATCTTTAATTAATTTATTTATAGCTGGTTGACCTTCTGCATTTTTACCAGAACTTTTTAAGAAAACTAAACCTTTATCAAATGATGTGCCAGCATCTTCTCCGTTTAATCTACCCATTACAACAGGCTTTACATTGTCTTGAGTTTTAGCATTAAAACCCATAACTCTAACAATATCTTTAAATACAGCTGGTCTAAAAAATAAGCCACCATCTGTTTCAGATATAATTCCTGTAGAATCAGGTGTAAAATCTTTATCATTTAATATCATAAACCGTAAATCTTTACTACCTATTGAGTTTTTAAATGTATTAGGATTCATAGGCATACCACTTGCTTCTACGTAACCTTGCATACGTTTATTAAAATCTATAGCATCTTTAAAATATTTTTGATCTATAATTTTATCTAATGCTCTAAGATCAGCTTGACCACCTCTTTGGTATCCATGATTTATTAACTCATGCAATATGTTAGAAACAAATTGTCTTTGATGTATTTCTTTTGCATTTTTTACTTTATATCTTCTTATAAATTTACTTTCAGATTGATTATAATAATCTAAAAGCTCTTTAGGTTTTGATGCAAATTCTGCTAATTGTTGTATAGTTCTACCATTATCTATTAATTCTGCAGTAAGTAAACTATTTTTATCTTTTATACCTGCGTAAATATATTTATTTTGTTTATGTAATTCTTTTACAAGAGGCGTTGTGTCTTTTATGTTGAATTCATTTTTAATAGGATTCCATTTAAAAATATCCTCATAAACAACCCCTTTTTTCGTAGGCTTAGTTACATACGATAAAAAGCCAAAACCTCTGCCAGCACCAAAAATATCGACAATAGGGCTATTGTATTGCGAGACTCCAATGAATTTACCAACAGCATTAGTAAAAGGTTGAACTGTACTTACAGTTTTATCTCCATCATTAAAAACTAAAACTTCATATTGTTGTTTATTTTGTTGTGTAAATAATTTATAAAAATTACGTACATTGTTATCATTTTTAAGATACTCAGAATATATAGGATTATCTTTAAATCTTTGTACAAAAGCATCAGGGTCAGGAGTCTTTTTAACTGTTCCATCATTCTCTATAGTAAATTCTTCTATCGTACGTTTAATATCTTTAACTACATTTTCATAAGGTACAGTTTTTGGATCTATAGTTTTATGCACATTTCTTGCAACTTTGTGTACGCTTATACTTGCAGAAGGATTACTATCATCCATGTAATCAATAGTATTGTCTACTTCTGGTTTATTTACATATTCTTCTGTAACAAAATTTTCTCTTTTCTTTGTGTATTGTTCGTGTGCAAAATTACGTATCTCTTTATCATAAGCTTCTTTACTAAAGCTATCATTCTCAAATCTTAGTCTTTCTTTAATAATAGAATTAAGATTACCATCAAAATTTTTATCTAACCACATCTCAGCTTGTGCTGTAGACTTTTTCTTTACATAAGATTGTGCTTGTGTATTTAAATCAGAAAACCCAGTATTATTTTCAGGTTTAAATATATTCTCAGGTTTTGTAGCATCCATTTTCATTACAAACTGACCACCTGCTGCTTCTGCTGCTGGTCTTGATTTGTAACCAAAGAACCCACCTAATAAATATTCATACAACTGCATTTCAATAGGCTCTCCACGTAACGTAGTTGGTAGCCCTTGAAACGTTGAACCTACTGCTGCCTTAATTGCATCTTCAGCTCTAGTTCTTTGACCTTCTGATTTAGCAAGTTTTAATCTATTTCCAATAGCTCTCCAATTGCCTATCCCCCCAAATACACCTCCTGCTAATGCACCTCCTATAAATGTATTCATATAATTATCTGGGCCTGACCAAATATCAGAAACAACACTTGCAGCACCTAAACCTATGGCTTCCTCAGATATAGCTCTACCTACACCCCCTGCTTTCATATAATCTAAAGTATCTAGCTCTAGTTTAGTTATTCCTTTTTCTAAACCACCTTTAGCTAATCTAGAACCCATCATTGGAAATGACCATTGATCTAAAAACCCTATACCAACCTTACCAGCTTTTTCCACTTTTTCTGCAGTCTTTGCTAATCCAGCTACGCTTTTTAATACAGTAGTTGCACCGCGCAATGGTAAACTTAAAATGCTAGGAGCAAAACCTGCAAGGTGTCCTAGGCTTTGTGCTATAGCTTCATAGGTAGTTCTAGGCTGTTCATCTGGTGGTACAAATGGTACCATACCACGAACAAACCCACCTGTAAAGTTTTTAGCTAAAGATGTAAGAGTTGTAGTATCTTTAATAGGTTTAAAATTAATATTATATTTATCAGCTTTTTGTTGTAATACATCTAAATGACTATCATCAAACATATTAGGATTAGCACGATAAAGATTAATTAATGATTGAACCTCATTAGCTTCGTTTCTATAAGCCATTTAATCTATAAATATATAGGATTTTGTGCTTGTAAAAACCCAACTGGATTTTGAGATTGCAGTCTTAATTGATTTTGCCCACCCATATAAAAAGTTCTATCAGGTAACTGTGATGGATTATATGATCTACCAGCTATTTGTCTAGTAGCACCACCTGAACCTGCTTGACCCATTGGTGATAACCTAGTGGTATATCCAAGTAAACCTGATGCCCCTAATGCACCACCTAAAGCTGCACCTGTCAATGCTCTTTCTGGTGCGCCCATTGGATCTTCTAAAAGATTCATTGCTGCACTAGCACCTGCTATTCTTGTACCTGCTTGTGCTGCAGCTCCTACTCTATCAACTCTATTAAATAGATCTCTTATCTTAGCTGGAGTTCTTACAGAACCTTGCAATGCTTTAATACCAGCACCTGCAGCTTTTGCACCTGCTGCGCCTGGAACTAATAAACCTAACAACGCTAAGTTACCTGCGCGTTTTTCATTTTTAGTTTCACCAAGAGTTCTTTCGCCTCTTGATACTGGTCTTTGATCGTCTGGTAATGCACCAAATGCAATGTTATCTACTAAATCAAAAAAGAACTTTTGTACAGCTTTACTTTCACTTCTAAATGGTAATCCAAGTTGAGCTGCAACAAAAGCTACTTGCTCAGCCTGGTCATCTGTATAGTTCTGTGGGTTTTCATTGTAAGCAAAAACTAATTGTTTTGCTCTTTGTACTGGATCCATTATCTTGTACTCCTTGCTATAATATTTTGCATTGTAAATTCTGATGGAATTGCTCCCATTCTTGTACCACCAAATATATTGTATAATTCTATAATATCTTGATCTCTTGTTGGTAGTATTTGCTGAGTTGCAAAACTATACAAACTAGGATTTAACTCTACATTTTTAGGTGGTAATAATTCTTTTGGTTTAATCGCACTTAAATTTGGCAAACTTCTTAACTCTGCTAATGCTTTTTTTGCTGTAACAACATTCTCTGTTGCACCAACTCTTGCGCTATAAGCAGATCTTTTTTCTAAAAACTTTTCAAATGATTTAGGAGCCCCTATACCAAAAAAAGCTTTTTGTCTATCTTCAAACATATCTAATTCGTTTTGATGATTTTTAACAAAGTTATCCCATTTAGATTTTGCATTTCTATAATCTACTTGAGTACCTAACATATTTTTAAATACTTCACTCTGGTATTTTTGTTTATCTCTAGTTAAATCAAATAAAGTTTGTTGATTTTTAGCAGCTTGTTCTCTTAAAGATTGTTGTCTATTAAATTGATTACGCTGTGCATCTTGCCTACGTAATTCTAAAGCATATCTAGGTAAGTTATCTAAAAATTGATTTAATGGATCATTTGTTATTTGTATTGACATATTATATCCTATTGTACTCTAAAGTTTGTTGTTCTTTGATCACTCCCAGCAGTATTATCATTGCCACCTGATGAATTATTTGAATTAGAAGATGGAGTACTGTCACGAACACCTAATTTAAATCTATTTAAATCTGCTTCACTTCTAATTAAATCAAGCAATCTGCCTCTAGTTTGATCAGCAAATCTTTCTCTTAATCCAAAGATATTTTCTTCTTCTCCTAGACCTAAAGTAGATCTTTGTGCTTGTAAACTGGCTGTTCTTTGTTCAAAAGAATCATCTAAATCTTCTCTTTGCAATCCTAATCTATCTAATTGAGAACCTAATACATTTAATGTTCTTTGTGAGCCTAATTCTACATCCTGTCTTTGTAAATCAACTCTTTGTAAGTTTCTATTTAAAGATGCAATGCGAGAACCTACATCACCACTATAGCCTTCTATAGCTCTTTGAACTGCTGTACTTCTAGCTCCACCTCCTGAGAACCCACCAGTTTCTTGTCTAGCTGTTTGCATTGCATTAAACAATTGACTTCTTGCACCACCAATTACATTTTCTTGTTGCTGTGCTATATCTTCTTCTTGTAATGCTAATCTATCTAATCTTCTAGACTGTAAACTACCTTCATCTTGTACTTGTTGTTGTAAAAGATTCTGTTGTATATCTAATCCTGTCTGTTGCCTTTGCATAGCTTGTTGTAAAAATCCATCTTCACCATCAACTCCAAGTTGACTATCAATTAATCCTCTTTGAATAGCAGCTCTTTCTGTAGCAAATCCTTCTCTGGTGGGATCATACTCTTGAAATATATCACCAAATTCTTGTGTTAAAGCTGGAACATTATAATCTGTAAGAATACTTTGTAAATCTATAGGTAATTTTTCTCTTTGCTCAGTATTTTGTTCTTCATTTTCATTATTATCTTGCTGATCGTCTTGTTGATCATCTTGTGTAAAAATATCTTCTGTAGTATCTCTAGTAGTTCCAGTATAAATATCTTGAAATTGCAAAAAAGGATTTTCACCTAATGCTAAATTTTCTATCATAGGATTACTTGGATCTGTAGGCTCTGGTATTGATATAGGATCTCCAGACATATTATTTTGACTTATATTTGTAGTTGTAGTAGTTGGAGCAACAAATGTTTCTTGTGCTTCTACCGCTCCAGTTCCTGTTAAATCAGCAGTTGAAACTACAGGTTGTTGTGTCTGTCTAAATATTTCTTCTGCAGCAGTAGCTCCGCCCTCTGATACACCTAGGTTCTCTATAACAGGTGTTTGAATAGCTTCTCTAACTTGTTGTTCTACAATCTTAGGTTGATCTTGTTGGAACAAAGGCCCAGTATCTATTGGTGGATTAGGCAATGGAGGAGCAGGGCTAGTAATAGGTTGAGATGTTATAGTATTTGTATTATTAGCACTACTTGATGTTACACTAGACATTGCAGATTCTACTGCAGTTACAGGATCATCATTCATTGTGTCTTGTTGTATAACAGGCCCAGCTTTATTCATAGCTGCCATCAATGGAGATCTAGGAGCTATTTGATTAGTAGGCTTTTTATATACGTCATCAAATTGAAAATTATATCTCATAATTAATATTCCCTACCTATATCACCTAACATTGGAGCAATTCCATATGTTCTATTATAATTATAATCATCAGTATTCATAGTATTAAATGTATTTGTCATTTGAGATTGTCTTAATTTTTCTAATTCATTTTGAAAGTTTCTATTCATAAATGAACCAATTTTAGGACTTGATTGTCCAGTTACTAAATCAACAGCAGATGCAGGCATTGTTCTTTTTGTAACTGTATCTACTCCTTTAGTATTCATAGCTTGAGCTAACGCATTAAATCCAGAAACAGGTGCTATTTCACTATTAGGACTAAATGATTTAAAATAATCCTGAACAGATTGTACTCTTTCTCCAACTCTTTTTAATCCAGCTCTAACTCCTGTTCCTTCTATATCAGCAGCATTTATAGCACCAGCTTCAATAGCATCTCTTAATCCTTCTCTTGATCCTTCTTGTAAAAAGTTTTGTAAAGTTTTACCACCAGTTGTGCCAGCTAATGTATAACCACTAAAAGCATCTGATAAAGCATTTACATTAGCACGTCTATTTAAATCTCTTTGAGCTTGTATACCCATGTCTCTTGCCATCTGTGTTTTTCTTCTATAAAGCTTACCTTTTTCTACTTCATCTATTTTAGTACTTTGTTGTGCAACTTCTGATCCAAGCCTTGAACCTAAACCAGCTGCAGCACCTACTAATAATGAACCTCCACCAGTTGCTAATGCTAATAATCCACCACCAACAGCACCAAAAAATCTACCAACACCCATTTTATTACTACGATTTTGTAAAGATGAATTTTGCCTTCTTTGCCCTTCTTGAAACTTATTCATTTCATCTTGTTGAAGTTGTGCAAATATTACATCTGATCTACTAGCCATATCAAGATCCTTTCGTCAATTCTTTAAATTCATTTATATAAACTTTGCTACCTATCTTTAAATACAATTTAGGATTTTTTGCAGTTTCTTTTGCAATAATAATTTCGCCATCACTTAACTCCTGTATGTTAGGAACTTTAGTAACTATTGGTATCTTACTTTGCTGTAAGTTCCTTAATCTTCTTTGTATTAATTCCATTATGCTAATCTCTTTAGTGTTGTTCTAAATTCAATAGATATTTCATTTATCTTTATACCTTTTGTAGTTCCTGTAGTACTTGTATTTTGTATTTTTAATTTTATACTTTGACATTGAACAACTGAGCTAGGTACTAATTTTAAAATAGTAGGTGTAGAAACGCTAGAAAAATCACCTGTTAAAGTAGTAAAACTTGTTGAGCTATCAGTTGCAAATGATACAGGATTAGTATGTGATGCATCAGCTTCATAAGTTACATATATAGCGTATATTCTTTTTATTCTACCAGGACTATCAAAATCTACATCTTTAGTTGTAAAATTAAAATGTCCTGGATCGTAAGCTTTTGGAATATCTTTCCATATAACTATACCTGGACTCATAGTTCTTGGTACTTGACTTGAGGAAGTAAAGTTATTACCACCACCACTAATTAAAAAATCACTAGATCCATATTGATGCACATCTTCTATCCCTAGAATATCATTATGAGAACCAGGTATGTTAGTTGTAATTACATTATTTCTATTTGTCCAATTAACTAAATTACTTACTACTGTTTCACTAGTATTTGTTTTTGTAGAGTTATCTGCTTTTACTACAGCATTGTTTTTAAAATCATATAAGTATGCATCATTATTATCTTTTATGCAATCTTTAATTATTGTTAGATATCTATGCTCATTATGATATCCTAATATTGTACCTTTAGTGTAAAAACTAATCCAAGATTCTGTTTTAAGTTTATCTTCAAGTAAGCTTTTAATTTGTCCATTATATAAATATAATCCATACTTACCAGCCCATACTACTCCAAATTCAGTTTTAACTAAAGCTGATGGCATTTCACATCCAGCTCTTTCTATAGTATTTTCTAAAAACCAGTTTGATGGATTTGCATTAGCAATATTAATTATAAATAGTTTATCTCTTTTATAGGCAAGCAATCTATCAGAAAAACTAGATAATACAGTAAACTCACTTGCGTCGCCCTGTACAACATCTATAAAATTATCTCTTGGGAATGTATCAAATTTATTTATAGGTGTATACATTATCCTATCTCTAAACTGTTTAAGAACATTATCACTCATTTTAGTTCTTATATTTGCTACAAAACATCTTCTATTAGTTACCTCTGCAGTTTTATAACCTTCACCTATACCACTTATTGTAATTTTTTCTTGCTCGTTTGAAAAACCATTTAATATTTCATAAGTTTCTAAATTAATATCTGTACACTCTATAGATTCTGCTTTGGCTTGAGTTGCAGATGAGTTACTAGCCCAATTGGCTGTGTTTTCATCTCTATCAAGACTAAGACTTAAATTAGGTCTAATACCTTTTGTCATGTCTACGTCAACCAATAAAAAGAAAGAATCTTGAGTTCCATCTACTCTAGCATATATTCTTGCACCACTTATTCTAGAATCATAAGCTCCATTTGCGTGTAAAGAAAATTCTAATTTTTTATTAGCACCGCTTGGAGTAAATGTATTATTACTTGTTGGTATAAATAGTAATGATTCCTGATTACCATCATATATATAAGATACAGCTATTTGATATGCAACATTAGTAAAAGAAGATGTACTTAATGCTGAATCACCTATAAATCTTAAATGAAATCCTGTACCGTTACCTGTAGGGTATGCTTCTGATCCACTTGTAGCTAAGAAAGTAGGTGCAGCTAGGTCATTCTTTTTAACATCCCATCCATCAAACACACCATTTGTACTTGTAGTCAATACAGTCTGACCTGGAGTAGATGTAAAATGATCTCTTTTAATATATCCTAACCATACATTTTGAAAACTATCAGCTGCTCCAGGACTAGCTACAGTTTGAGACAAGAAAAATCCAGCATCACTTATTCTTACAGCATTATTTGCATAATAAAATATTGGTTTTAAATTAGAAACAATTCCAACTTCGCCTGCTTCGCTTGATTCAGCAGTTAATAATCCAACATGATCTAATACTATTTTATTTTTTTGTACATTTAAAACTCTAAGATTAGATTTGTTATTAGTAACTTGATCACTCGCACCGTAAACATGTATATAATCTCCTGGTCTTATATTAGCAGCAAGAAAATCATCTCCATCATGAGCTGTACCTGTTATCGTGTCATTAAGATTGGTTGTTAAATTAAAAGCCAACTCATCCGATTGTTCATAACATAAATCCCTAGCACCAGTCATATTTGCATTTCTAAAACTATTATGACTACCATCAGATATAAGATTCCAAGTATCTGTACTTTGATTATATAAACTTATTCCCATAGAAATTGCATCTACAAATACAAGCCAATGATCGCCTTGATCTGTAGCACCAGAAGCGTTCTTACTTCCTGGTGTATCTAAGCCCATAGTATAATCACTTTCAAATGTAAATAAACCATACCCAGCAGTAACGTTTCCTTTTAATGCAGAAGCACCTGTATTTGGGCCAAAATTGGTGCTAGAATCGAAAGTTATTAAGTCACCCTTAGTTGCATCAGTTGTATCAATTAAACCGCCTAAAGTGTTGATTTCATTTCTACGTTTAAAAGATACGTTATTAGCTTCTGCTAATGCATTTAATGGTATGTCTCTAGGGTCTGTATTATCAATCAGACCTACAGAAAAATCATTTAGATTTAGTATTTGTTTTGGCACGTTTCTTTACTTTTCTTTTTTTCTTTTTACCATAATATTTTCTACGATCAGATATAACATCACTTAACTTCTTCATCCTATAATCTTTCCATTGTAAGATGTTTTGCCATTTATAATTGTTAAGACATTTAAATTAAAATCATTATTAGTAAATATATCTAATATAGCTACGTTATGAGTCCAGTTAGTTTGTCTATTCTTTAAAAATTCTTTTTCCATTTTACACAGGCAGCCCATGGAATAAGCCATTTTTGATCCTGTTAAATGTGTAACTACAGACTTCATACAATCATGAGTATGTCCATATATTACATTTACCCCCAAGTTAAGTACATGACTCCTAGTATGATTAACACCTGAATAATGTCCGCCATGATATGCATATAATTTCGAACCCAAGATTTTAATGTATTTACCATAAGGGTAACTATCGTAACCTCTTTCTTTTATTTTAAAAGCATTTATTGCTTTGTACTTTTTTAAGTAAGGATTTTCTTCTACGAAATTATCAAACCAAAGTTCATGATTTCCCATGGTTAATATTTTTTTATTTACTTTTGCTTTTTTACAAGCCTCATCAATTCTATCTAAACCTTCATTTGCAAGTTCAATTTCTTTCTTGATAGCAGGTAATTGATACTCTAATGGAGGTCTTTTCTTTTTAGCCCATTGCCAATGACTAACACTTTCTCCTTCTACAAAATCACCTAACAATAAAAAAGCTGAAGGCTTTACATATTCTAGAACTTTTAATGCACAGTTCAAAGCTTTTTCATTGTGATACGGAAAATGAATATCAGGAAATATTACTACTGTATCTCTAATTTTCAAACTATATACCTAATGCTCTTCTGTACCAACCATACCAAAAACGTTCTTGGCTAGCATTTCTATATACTATCTTTGCATAATACAGTATAATATAAGAAATCAATCTATCTTTTTCCAATGATTGACATGCTCTTAATGTCATTCTACCTATCCTACCATCAACACCAATTTGTTCACCTTTTCCATTTTTACCATTACATGCTTTCTGTAAAACCTTTACTGCATTACCTTGACCAGCATTAACTACAAAAAGGAAATAAGCTTCTCTTAATTCTTCTGGTAGCTTTTCTGCTTTAGAAGGTACCCAATAATGCTCTCTGTAAATAGAGCAAGCGTTTTCAACTGTAAGGGTTTTTATATTAACATCGTTATGCGCTCTTTTAGATATTCCATATTTAGTTTCTCCACCTTTATCTGCGCTATCATTAACGTAACCACCTTCATGACGTAAGACTTCTTGTATTATTTCACCAAAAGTAGTTCTCATTACTTTCCCTTTAATAGGCCTTCAATAAGATCTGTTACTATATCTACACACTTTTCAAAGAAGATTTGTTCTTTTTTTTCCGATACAAATGGTATATCAATTTTTTCATTAATTTTTGTGGCTATCATTTCTGCCATTTCTTCAGACCCTAACTTATCCATCATTTGATCTTTAATAGTTTCAGCTTGTAGTTCAGCAGCTTCCATTAACATTTCTTTTAAATTCATTTTAGTTCCTTTGTGATTTTAATTATTAAATATATTAAAGTTGTTATAGAGACAGCAACTTGCAATATCATAGGTATATTTACCCACCAAACTCCTACACCTACTGCTCCATTGATAATAGCTTTGGTCGAATCAATCATTTCTTTTTTTTCTTTTTCTTAGCTTTATTTCTTTTAGAAATTGCTGCTGCTTTTCTTTTTGCATCTGCTTTACTACTAGCTCCCCAGGCTCTTAACGAAAGTAACAACCTAGTGGGTTTTCCATTCTTACGTTCAGGGCCTCTCATTCCACCCATACGAGCTAAAAATGATGCACGTCTAGGATTGTCTCCACTTTTAACAGGGGCTTTTAATTTACCTCCTTTATAAGATGCTCTTCCTTTAGCGTTTAATCCACCCTTAGGATTCTTTCCTGCTTTTCTAGTCCAAGCTGGTGATTTATATTTTTTCCTAGGCACTATGCTTTCCTAACTTTTCTTGCTACTTTTTTAGAATACTTAGCTTTTTGTTTTCCTTTTTTACTGGCTGCTCTTTTCTTTCTATTAGTAGCTGCTTTTTCTGACTTACTAAGACTTTTCCTAACTGACTCAGGTAGATACCTACCTCTCTTTGCTCTTGGTTTTTTCTTGTCGCCTTTACTTACATAATCCCATTTTTGTTTTGACCATTTGCTTAATTTATTACTGCTAGATTTTTTACCTCTATAACCACCACCTGCTTTTTTGTATCTAGCTGTAGCTATTTGAGCTTTACGAGCTGACCATTGTCCAGGTCTCCCACCTTTACTACCAGACTTAACACTTGAAACAATACGTTTCCATAGCTTTGGTTTTGTCTTGGTAGCACTTGCCATTATTTCTTTTTAGAGTGTTTCATTTGAACATTAAAATTAGCCATTAAACTTGCACCTTTATGTTTTTTAAACTTTCCAGTATGCTTCATAAGTTTATATGATTTACCTTTTTTCATCCAATGAAAACCAGTAGGTGCTTTTACTTTTTTAATCATTAGTAAGCTGACTTTTTACGTTTAACAGGTTTACTACCCATTTTTTTCCTACCAGTCATTTTCTTTTTTTTAGATTTCATATTGTTTGTTTTTTTACTAGTGTATCTTTTTCCCATAGCCATATTATTTACCTGACTTTCTTCTTTGTTTTGAGCCTCTACCATTTCCCAACTTAGCTTCTATGTAGTTTAATTGATCAGTCACTTCGTCATTCATTTCTTGAAATTTATCTACCATTACATTCTTGGCATCAATAAGTTTTATTATAATATCATGTAGATCATCAATTTTTTTATTGAGTTCACTTGTCATCCATTTAAACGTCATCCACAATATTCCTGCAGCTAAACCTGCAAATCCTATTTCAGTCCAATTCTCAACCATTATTTTTCATTTTCCTTGTCTAGTGTTTTCTTTAATGCGGTAACAAATGCTTGTTTTCCAAATTCTAATTGCTGCATATTAAAATTCATTGTTTCCATTTTTCTTGAAAGATCTGCAATGTGACTTACCATAATTTTTTGTTCATCATTCATATCGTCTATTACATATTCTTTATCATCTAAATTAAGCATAGCTTTTTTATTTTCTTTTTTAGCCATTTTATTTTCCTTTATTTTTGAATTAAACTAGAATCGCCTAGTATTATTTGTATGTTTTGCATTAAGCTATCTACTTCAAATATAGATTGCATTAATTCTTCATTAAGTTCTTTTTCAGACTTTCCAATATAAAAGTTATCACAAGCCCAAACGAATACAGACATAAAAAGCAGAGTAGCAATAGCAGTATAGATAATTGCAAGATACTTTCTAAAGGTTTCATTCACAATTACACTTGCTTTCTAATTGGGTTACTTTTGCTGATAGTTCTTGCATACTTTTTGTCAATAATGCAATCATATCCATCATTTTTATTGAAAGATGCTTTTTATCTGTTTCTTCTTCTCTTACAGCTATTGGATATAACTCTTCAACTTCTTGAGCGATAAAACCTGCAAATTTTTCATCTGCAAATTTTTCTTCTTTTAAATTAAATGTTACAGGCTTTAATTGATTTAATATTGACAAAGACTCCTTTAGTGGTTCAATATTTTCTTTTAATCTTAAATCAGACCTATTTTCAAAAGAACCGCAAGACATTATCCCCCCAGCAAAAATACCTGAATTGCCTGCATTATCTAATTTTAATCCATAGGTAGAAGGGTCTACCCCAATCCCTATTATCCCAGAACTGCCAATTCTCATTCTTCGATTATTTGTTGCACTATCATTAGCAGTTGCTGTGTAAAAATCTATTGATGTTGGAGATTCATTAGCACTTGTATTTGAACCAATATGCAATTCATTTGAGCCTGATTGTGCATCAAGTCCAATCATT